GCTGTCATCCCAGTAGGCTTTTACAAAACCAGTTTTTCTAATAAGGGCATCTTTGAAAGCATCGTATATAACTTTGAATCCAGGGTTTTTTTGTTGGATGACATAGTTAATGTAATCTGTTTGTTGTTTTGCAAGGTCAATATCTTCTGGACCATGCGGTATAAATTCTACTATTTTATTTGTACCAAAAAATGTACGCATGATGGAAGGCAACATGAATAACACGCTGTCTCTTACATCAGTAGATACAAACTCTGATTGCATAGAACTTTGAGCTGTTGGTGCATTACCAAGGTAATAATCAGTAGCATCAGCTCTGTCTTCGTCTATTTGGTCGATAAAGTCTTTGGCATCATCCATTTCGGATTTTAGTACGCCTTGTAGTTCTTCTTCGTTATATGAATCTTCTACTTGTAACTCTTCGATTTCTTGATCTTTTTCGTATTCCATAAATTTATCCCACTCTGATAATTCTTGATGTCAAGGGTTTCTTGAAATTATACCCTAAAAAGTTCTCTCCACCACTAAAACTTGCAGCGGAACTTGCCATGGTTAATGCAAGTGCATCTGCTTTGTCGGGTGATTTTACTCCTCGTTTTTTCATTTCGTCTTTAGACTCTATTTTTATTTTTCCAGTTGAGGTATATTTGTAACTGGGTGCAGCTAATTCCGATACAAGCTCATCATCATTAGGAAGACGGCAATTACGCTGCACCAGCCAATCTTTGATGGCGAACCAAAGTTCAGCTCTTAAGTTTAAATAGTTCTTTTTGGTCGATGGTGCTTCTGCAACATTGACTCCTCTTACTGGTAAATTTTGTTCTAACAGTCTATCTACAACACCACTACCAAGACCAATTACGTCTATGAGTATTTCTTGTGGTTGTTCGATTGCCGTGCAATCATCGTATAAGTTTTTAACTGCACCGCATAATTGCATTAAATCCATCGATTTGAAAGTCTTAATTTCAAAAACTGTATTACCTTGTCTTATACATAGTGCAGAATTATCGCCACCAAAACGAGCAACATCTAATCCCCATACAATAGGTGCTTTAGTTGTTAGTGCTACATCTCTGTCGATGGCGTTTCGTGCTAGTTCCATTGGTATGACGGAATCATCGTCAGCGTTAGGGAACTCTCCTCTTACTTCTACTCTAGCAACAGTAGAATCTTCACCGTATTGCTCTAGCATTGTTTGGAAAAGTTTTTGGTCAGTACCTTCTACTGTTCGTGAGTCTATTTGTTCTAAGTTCCAGAACTTGCGTTTAGAGGTAAAACTTTCGTAAAAAGGTCCTGTATTTCTTCTAGGGTTAGAGAAAGTAAACCAGAAACGATTTTCTGTAGGTTCGGAGAAGAAACCTTCGGATACAGAATAGATTGGAGCTGGAATACCCGATGCTTCATCCATTATCAAACATACTCCGTAAGATGAGTGGATACCTGCAAACGCATCTGGGTTTTCCTCGCTCCATAATTGTGCTTGGGCGTAGTAGTAGCCAGTATCTATTTTTAAATCTCTTTTTAGTGCTTCTTCAAACCAACCATCTGGTTTTATGGCGGTAGCAGTTTTAGTAAACCAATGATTGTTTATTGCGAGTGTTAGCCACTTACCTAACTCAGCCCATGTTCTTGAGCGTAACTGTTGTTCGGTGTTAGCTGTGACGATTATGGTTGAGCCTAGTCTGGTTGATAGCATCCATAGGATGAGCCAGGCGACAAGTGCAGACTTTCCTATTCCACGACCAGAAGCTACGGCAAGTCTAAACATTTCTGGTGTAGCGACACCTTTATTTCGTTGAATGTGAATTGATAAATCTTTTAAAATTTTTTTCTGCCACTCTCTTGGACCATCAAAGTCTTCGAGGGGGGTATCCTTTTGACCCCAAGGGAAGATAAACATAACAAAGTTGTATGGATCATCAGCAACATGAGGCGACCATACCTCAGTCATTAGTTGCTGTTCTTGTTCAGCACCGTATTTCATAAATTTACCAAAATAATGAATAGTAGAAAATTACCAAGTCCAGCTATGGTGGTTATTTCTAGTATTTCTTTTATTACCTCTTTCATATTCTACTCAAAAAAAATTAAAAAAAATTAGTTCAACAGTTACACGTAATATACCCGTGCGAAAAAATGCAAGGGGGGGTATGATTATTTATGCTCGGAGCATGAGCAATCAAATCATGGGCGAACCCTTGCGAGATAGTGCCTTTTACTTTTGCTATCCGCCCTTCTTTTTCTTTAAATCCTTGTTAGGGAATTGCTCTCTTGCTGTAGGTATTGATTTAACAGCATTTATAATCTTTGGTTCTTTGTTATCCGTCATCTGTCCGCCAATCCGTTCCTTTGCACCAGATAAAACATCATTTAAGTTAATTGTTGCGTGGACATTCTCGACTCGATCCTTCCAGGTCTTCGGGTCTTGGTTTTTTAAGTAGAATATCTGGGCTGTGACGTTGCCATCCGTTGCCGAAGTAAAAAGAGAATTAGTGACTTGAGCAAGACCTCTTGCTTTCCCCCTTTTTAAAGCATCTTCAAATTCACCTAAACGCTTTCTATTGCGGTCTATGGTATTCCAGGAAACGCCCAAAGCACGGGCAATCTGAGTAGTACCAAGACCTCTGGAAGCTAAATTTTCTACTTGCTCCAAATCTAATTCAATACGCTTCCTACCTACTTTTTTAATAGGTTTATTGTCTTTTTTAGGTGTTTTTTGCTCCATAATTGAATTTTTTTTATACGCTCCAAGCCTTTATTTTACAGCATTCCTTATAAAAACACTAAGTTTTTTTATCTAACTAGTTGATATTTAAGAATTCTTTGTGCTACACTATTACACGTTAGAACAAATTATATTACTTTAGGAGGTAACTAACATGGAATCAATAACATTAGAACAAGCAAAAAAAAGAGTAGATAGCTTTAATAACCAACATTTATATAACTTCATTAAGCAAAGACAATGCCAAGATGAGCCAAGCGAGTTATTAAAACATGCTTATGATGTTGCTAACGATAGACTAGCCAAAGAATGTGCAATGCTATGGAGCGGTAAAAGATTCAAAGATGAGCCACTACAAAGAATTATAGATAGAGATCAAAAAAGCTAACCCCAACCCCAACCAATGAAGCCCGCTTTATGTGGGCTTTTTGGGTAGAAGTCATAACAAATACTTTAGGAGGTAAATGACATGAGTAGTTATATAGTAGATAAAGAACACATAGAGCAAATTGTTTTATATGTTTATAAATTAAAGGGTATTGATTCATTAAATTATTACCATAACAAAGAGCGTAAAGAGTTTAATTCTTTGGGTGATGTTGCTAAGGAATTATCAATAGCAAATTGTGAAGGCGTAAATTATCGTTATGATGATGATAACAACCCTTACAACTTTGATGATTTAAGCATTGGTAATCTCAAAGTTAAGAACCCATTGCAAGTTATACAATTAATAAGATGTTTAGAGTATCAATCTTGCGATAGTCCAAATTATGAAAATAGTTTAGCTAATACAATCCTTAAAACAATTACAGATCATATTGTTAGTTATATGATTCAACACGAGTGCGAATTACACGCAACAGAAAGTTACAAGCTATGGGATTACAACGAAGACAATGTTTTGTCTTATGTAAGAGTGCAAGTTGTCCATAAATCAAAAGAGGTGGCGTAATGAGTGCAATACAAAAACCAAAGAAAGTGACACGTCTACAAAAACATTTTGTAACGGACATTATAAGAACTCTGGACGATGATCTTCAGAACTTAGACATTGCATCTATAGAACGCTTAATAATTGTAATGCTCGGCTTCGAGAAGAACTGGCGAGTGTTCCAGGACTATATAACTGGAGAACTTAATCAATGAAAAGATTAAATAGAGCGGGAATGACTAAGCACGAATTCAAACAATTTGACCGAGAGCTAGAACTAAAAAACATAAAAAATATGCTTGTGAGCCTTCACAAGTTAGCCGAGAAGCATAACCAGTTTCAATATACTGGCGAAACTGCAACAGAGCCAGCAAGGATATACCAGACTTTATGGGATTGTGAGAGTGCTTTATATAATTATCAAATAGATGTTGAGCATGGAAAGTATGACGGCATCATAGACATGGATAGAGACTAATGAGCATACCAAAAACAAGAACACATAAAAGCGTAATAGGACAGCTTCGCAAGAAGTACGGACTAAAAGACAACACACCTATTCACAAAGTAGAACAAATAATGACACCAAAGGATTGGAAGACGTTTAGCGAGGCGTTGACCTTTCCAAATGGTAAACCAACACAAAAGGGGAAATGATGAGTATTGAAAATAAATTTATATTTGATGAAACAAAAAAAACCTATTTCCAAAAGAAATATCCGAACAGTTGGTGTATTGTAGTTGGAAAAACTATTGATGAAAAATCAACCGAATATCAAGTATCAGACGATATAAAAGGTTTAAGAACTGAAAGTAGCGACCATTATTTTTTAAATGATGCTATGCAAGAGTGTATTAAATTTAACAAAACATATCCAATTTAAAGGGGGAAATGATGAACGATTTAATTAATAAAAAGATGTCAGAGTGGATAGAAAAGGGCGATGATGTAAGTATGTTTAAATTTGCATCAATGCTTTTTATAACCGCACCTGAAACCAAAGAAAAAGAAATGCAAGATGTTTTAGACCATGCAGAATATCTAGCTTCTAATATGAATGACATTGAATTAGCTAGGGCAAAAAAAGAAGTAGCCCAATTAACGAGGGCTAACTAATGGACTTACAACTATTACCAGTACTAATGTTTATGGCTTTTTGCTTGTATGCAATTGCTCTAATAATCAAGGATAAAGAAAAATGATATTTTCTATAAACATTAACGGCTCAATTGTTGATTGGTGCTACACCATAAACAACCAAGAGAAACAATATCATCAAACTTGGATACCCAAGATCGGAGATATTCAAATCATAACTAAAGAACTAAACGGCTTAACAGTTAGCGAGGTTAAAAAAACAA